GAGTATAGCTCATGCCTAAGCTAGCTGTTGCTGTGACCGATGCGGAAGGAAATCAGAAAGTCTTGGTGCTTTCTCAGATCAAGAGCATTGAGTTTGAGAAAGGCAAACCGGCTGAGCCGGCGAAGCCCGCAGTGGAGGCTGTTGAGGCCAATCCTGGCCGGCCGTCGAATGGTCCAGGCGATCCGGGCGAGCCTCCGGTGCCCGCGGTAGAAGCTCAGGAGGCGAAGGACGCTGTACCGGAAGTGCCGGACAAGGTCACTGTCGATGGCACAGTTATCCATAGTAAACTCCAACCATTCCTCGACATGATCAATTCGTGACGATAGAAGCTACTATCGTTATTGTCGTCGTAGTCGCCGCAATGAACTACGTGGTGGGCTTTCTTCTTACGCTCATCATAGAGCTATCCGTCAAAGTCCCATCAAACCTCGCTCTGCGTCGCGCATTCCTTTGGCCGTGGTATTTCGTCACAGGGCGGCCAAGGGGCACGCATCCACCACCAGAATACTAGGGAGGCTTCAATGTCGTTCAATCTTGGTAATATCAGCAGTGCTGCTAATTTCCTTCCATATGTTTTCCGCGCAATCAATAATATGGACAAGATTAGTACGGTGCTGCCGAAGCTCCAGTCGCTGGCGCCGGAGTTCATCGCACTCTACCAGAAGGCTGCGGCGCTGGTCCCTGAAATCACTGACCTGCTCAATACGATCGTGCCCGGTCTCATCCCAACAGGTTCGCAGCCGCCGCATGTCGTGGTGCCTGAGCCGGTTCCAGAAGGGTTTACGATCGATTGGGTACAAGACTCACTCAACAAGGTTATGGGCGCGAACCTCACCGTCGATGGTCAGTATGGTCCGAAAACCCATGAAGCTCTGATGTCGTATCAGAAAAGCCGCGGGCTCAATGTCGATGGCTGGGCTGGACCGCTTACCTGCGCGAAGCTCTTCGCAGACGTGAGTGCGCTGACGGCGCCGGCCGGGACTGGGCCTAAGCCTGCATGACCGATACCACCACCAACTGCGAGTGCTTCACTTTGCAGTCTGCTAATACGCAGCCGGTGGTGGTTGGCCATAATCCTGTTGTTATGCTAGGATTGCTCTCGATGTTTATGCTCATCGTTACGGTCCTGGTATTAGCGATCGTTATCAAGCCAAAAGCGCCGCGTATCCCAGACCACCAGTTACCAAACCCACATCGATCCCATCAAGAGCAGATAATGGACATCGATAGTGACGCGGCGCATTAATATGCCAATGCGAATAAGCAATCCAGAGTGACTAGCGAAAGGAGGCAAAGACATGGCCGCTATTTTGAAATTTGATAGTCCTGTCTTTGACTCATTTCGAAATTTCCTCATTGGTCTTGGTGTCCCTGGTTTCGATAAGAACCAATCTACTCATTGGGCATTTTGTCCGCTCGATCAGCAACAGTTAGATGCCGCATATCGCGGTGATTGGCTGGCTCGCAAGATTGTTGATATACCCGCATATGATTGCACACGGGCTTGGCGTCAGTGGCACGGTACCAAGGAACAGATATCAGCGCTCGATCAGACAGAGAAGGACTTTGGCCTGCAGCGGAAGATGATGTCCGCTCTGGTCAAGTCGCGTCTCTATGGCGGATCAGCAATTATTATGGGCGTTGATCAGGGGACATTTCAGCAGGAGCTTAAACTTGAAGATATTAAGAAAGGCGATCTCAAATTCGCTCATGTGGTATCGGCGCGGATGATATCAGCAGGGCCAGTGGTGCGTGAGATAACGTCGCCTTGGTTTGGTGAGCCGACATATTATCAGCGCTCTAGCTCCGCGACTACTCCACCGCCTGGCGGTGTCGAGCCGATCGGCGAGCCAACCATGGGCCAGAGCGAAGGTGATACACTATACATCCATCCTTCTCGTGTCATTCGCCTTATTGGCAATCAATACCCTGATATGGAGATGGCACCTGACGCCTGGGGCGATAGCGTTCTTCAGCCAGTTCAGGATGCTATTAAGAATGCCGGCATTACTCAGTCCTCATTGACCACAATCATTAATGAGGCGAAGCTCGACATTATCAAGGTGCCGAGCCTTACTAATAAGATGCAGACGGAGGCAGGCACCCAGGCTCTGTTCCGTCGTTTCAACGAAGCTAATCTAGGCAAAGGCATATTGAAGGCATTACTGCTCGACAAAGAGGAAGAGTGGGAGCGGACCCAGCTTCAATTAGCGAACTGGGACGAAGTGCTTAATACCTATTTCTTGATCTGCTGCGCGGCTGCTGATATTCCCGCGACCAGGTTCATGGGGCGCGAACCGGCAGGCCTCAATGCCACTGGCGATAGCGACATGCGCAATTATCACGATCGCCTGTCGTCTGATCAGAAGGTCCGCTTGACGCCTGCCTTGGCGCGATTTGACGAGGTATTGATCCGTCATACCTTTGGCTCGCGCGACGAGAAGATTTCATATGATTGGAACCCATTGTACCAGTTGTCCGATACTGAGAAGGCCGATGCCGAGCTTAAGGCGGCACAAGCGCATCAAGTCGATGTCAACTCCGGTCTGATCAGCCCGCATGTGCTGCAGACCGGGCGGCAAAATCATTTGATCGAAAGCGGATGGCTGTATCCTGGTTTGGAAGCGGCCATTGAAGAGGAAGCAGAGTGGGATGCCGAGGAAGGCTTGAAAGGCGCCCGCTCGCCTAACATTGATCCGAATGATCCTGAAGTCATCGCTGGGAAGGCGAAGGCTCTGTCAACCATCAAGGGTCCTCCTGCTAAGGGTGAAGGCAGCAACAAGAGCGGCCGTGGCGGGAATGACGAGCCATGATTCAGTTCCTCCCAGGATGGGTATCCGCGTGATCGACCTCCCCATCCCACCTGTGGCGTCGCCTTTGGCGCCACTTCTTTTTGATTCATTCAAACCCAGCCGTGATCCGACTGGTACCAAGAAGATCAGGGTTGCATTTACCAAGGATGTATTGCTACGGCTGCGGAGAACGCGCGCAGCGCTACGGACTGCGATTGTTGATCATGATACGCTCGGCCTCGCTACTGGGCACATGGGCTTTCATCCTGAAGAAAATAGATTGTATGCCTTTGAGATGTGGCTGAAGGGCGCGCTCAATTATTTGGAGAAAGATTATTGGTGGTCGAAATATATTAAGCACGCTTGGAATGATGGAGTTGAGAAGGCATTTAAGCAGATCGAGGAAGTGCCGCTGCCGGTTAAGTCGCGCGCCGATGTCATCAATTGGCGCGTTGAGCAGGAAATGATCGGCATTACTGGCACTCTCGTCCAGCACGTGAGCCGCGCGGCTGAAACTGCGATCATGGACAAGATAAAGCCAGCTATGGCGTGGCGCCGGTTGGTCAAGGTGTTCGATAATATTGGTGAGACGCGCTTCCGCGCGATGGTTGATCACTTCATCATATCTGCGCATAACCGCGCGAAGCTCTCCGCATATCGAGCGCTCGGCATGGACAAGGTGGGCGTGATACCAGAGATGCACGCTGCGCACGCATTTCGGGATGCCAAGGGTGACTTCGGCTATATTGAGGAGCCGATGGAGGTTGGCGTCAGGACCGCTGGCGATGATAAGGTTTGCGAGGACTGCGAAGATTATGCGGCGCATGGTCCTTATGATATCGACGATGTTGAGCAGGCGCTGCCGCTCCATGTCAATTGCCGCTGTACTTGGTACCCATGGTCAGATCGAAGGTTCAGGAGAGACTGATGGGTGAGCAATCCGCTCTGAGCTTCAATGTTCCTCTGGGAGAATATCCAATGTCATATGAGCCCAAGCGCAAGAAGAAGGTCACAGAGCGCGACCCATTCGGCCGTGAGCTAGGGACATTCGAGGAAGACAATTTGTTTGTCATCTGTGGCGACGCGGCTCCCGCTCCAAAAGAACAAACCAGTTGCCAGCTGTACGACAACATCGAAATTGATGACGCGGCGAAGGTTGAGTTCACCACGGACGGTTTCCTGAAGGCAATGCCGCGCATCGCTCGTACTGGCATTCAAATCTATGGTGGCGATGAATGTGGTATACCAAGTATGAAAACTGTAAGAGTGTTCCGCCCGGAGCGCGCGGTGTTCGACGCTAAGGCGATCCACTCCTATACCCATTTGCCGACAACGCTCGAACATCCTTCCACGCCGGTGACACCGGCCAATTGGAAGGACCACGCGACCGGCGAGACTGGTGACGAGGTTCTGCGTGATGGCCATACTGTGCGCGTCCCGTTGATGCTGCGCGATGCCAAGGCCATTGCTGCCTGGAAAGACGGCTCCAAGAAACAACTCAGTGTTGGTTACACCTGCGACCTGCTCTGGGAGCCTGGCGTGATACCAGCAGGTGAAATTGGCGCTGGCGAAGCTTACGATGCTCTTCAAGACAATATCAGGGCAAATCACCTAGCGCAGTGCGGCGCGGCGCGTGGTGGTCCAATACTCACTATTGGTGACCGCAACATAGGAGACAATCCAATGACGACACCTGCCTTGAAAACTGTTATGGTGGATGGCATCGCCTGCGAGATGACCGACACCGCATCGCAGCTGGTCCAGAAGACACTGGGCCGGATGCAAGCTGTCATCGACGAGTTCAAGAAAAAGAACGGCGAGAAAGAAGAGGAATGCGCCGATGCGGTCAAGAAGGTGGGCGAGCTCACCGCTGTGGTCGCGACGAAGGACGCTGAGATCGCAACCCTCAAAAAGGGCATCGAGGACGCCAAGCTCACGCCGGCTCAGATCGATGCGCTGGTGAGCGAGCGTCACGCGACCTTCGACAAAGCCCGCGCCTATTTTGGTGATAGCGTCAAGTTCGATGGCAAGTCTGTCGAGGACGTTCGCCGCATGCTGGTTGATAAGCATCTCGGCGAGGTCGCTAAGGGCTGGAACGACGCGCAGGTCAAGGTCAGCTTCGATACCATCGCAGCAGGTATCAAGACCAAGGCTGGTGGCGCTTCGCGCGTCGGCACCATCGACCATGCGACGCAGATGTTTAGCCGTCCTCATTCTCCGCAAGCGACATACAACACGGGCGATATTGACCCGCAGTCGATCCGCGATGCGGCTTATGCGGAGAGTGTTCGCGAAATGAACGATGCGTGGAAGCCTCAGGCGGTGCGTGACGCAGAAGCAGCTGCGCGGCGTGCTTCCGGCGGGCAATAGTTCACAACTACGGACGCAACCACCCGTTATGTTGTGAACTTGGCGTGAGGCCACGGCCCTCTAAGCTCGACCTCACGCCAATGAATTCAGCTTAACTCCAAGAGGATAAATATCATGTCGACAGTTGTTCAACGTTCATACGCCCCGCAGATGCGGGCTGGTTTGGTCGGCATGATCGCCGATCAGGTGGAATACGCGATGCACACTCGCATTGCGGATGTGGCTGCTGGTCTCGGCATTCCTTTCGGAATTGCGGTTAGCCAAAGCCCCAATTTCGATAAGGGTTGCATTCCCGGTGGTTCCAAATTCGTCGGCATTACAGCGCGTGACATTACGCTGGCTCCTGCGATGATTGATCCATTGGCACCCGATGGTGTATACAATCCGCTCGATCAGTATGGACAGAAGGTCAATGTGGCTGTCCTTTCGCGCGGCCATATCTGGGTGCTGGCTGGTTCTGGCGCAGCTGCTTGGGACCCATTGTTCTACAACACGACCAACGGTGGGTTCTGTAACTCGGCATCGGGCCAAGCGGCATACGGCTCGATCCAGTTCAGTAAAATACCGGCCGATGGCGAAACGATGGTGATCAACGGGGTCACTATCACTTTCCATACTGCAGGCGCGACCGGCGACGATGTCAATATTGGCCCGACGCTCGGCGATACGCTCGTGGCGACCGCGGCTAAGTTGAATGGAAGCGGCACTGCGGGACTGACGGCCCTTTCGTTCAAGGCCATTCCTGCTTCGCCGGGCGGCGCTGGCCAAGGTTCGGGCGCTGACACGCTTTCGTTCGCTTCCAAGGCTCCTGGTGTCGCTGGCAACTCTCTCGCCATCGGCGCAGTGCCGGCCGGCGCGACCAAGAGTGGTGCGACCTTAGCAGGTGGTAGCGCTGCTGCGACCGCTATCGTTGGCGGTGTCTGGCTCGATACGGCAATGGCCGGTCAGATCGCAAGGGTTGCTCTCGCACTCCAAGTCTAGTTTTCGTTTCCTTCCATGGTCGCATAATCCTCGTTCAGGGCCGAGGATTATAATTCAACACAGCTAGGAGATACGCAATGTACTTTCGCGACATGCCAAGCGAACAAGGCGCCCTGAACTTCTTGGTGTCACAGATCACGTATATTGAGCCGCAGGTATACAGGCTCAAATATCCGGAGCTCAATTTCCGTGAGCTTGTGCCGATCCAGACAATTGGGAATGAATGGGTCAAATCGATCACATTCTTCTCGATCGATCAGGTCGGTGCGGCCGATTGGTTCCATGCTCAAGCGAGCGATGTGCCGCTCGCTGACTTCGTGCGAGCAAAGCATGAGGTTGGTATCGAGATGGGAGCCATTGGCTATCGGTACAACACTGAGGAGCTTCAACAGTCGATGATGCTCCCTGGCACCAATCTCACGACTGAGCGGGCCGCTGCCGCTCGGCGCGCCAGCGAAGAGTTCATGCACAATGTCGCTATGTATGGCGATACGCGCAAGAACTGGCAAGGCCTGACCAACCATTCTCTCCCGGCAGTCATCAATACCGCGCACACCTGGTCCTATAACCTGGGCCAGACCACTCCGCTGATTACTGCCATCCTCAATGACGTGAACATGGTGCTCACCAATATCTGGCAATCGTCGCTGGGTATTGAAATGGCCGACACGCTGCTATTGCCATTCTCGGCGATGAGCGCGTTGACCATCGCGCAGATACCGAATACCACCATGAACATTCTTGAGTGGTTGATGAAGAACAACATCTATACGCAGACCACCGGTTTGCCTCTTACCGTCCGTGCGGTGCGCGGGTTGGATACTGCTGGCGCTGCCGGCAACGGACGTGTCATTGCATATCGCAAGGACCCTGATATCATCCGCCTTCATATCCCGATGCCGCACCGCTTCCTGCCGATCTGGCAGCGTGGTCCTCTGGTGTTTGATATTCCCGGCATCTTCCGCATCGGTGGCCTTGAAATCCGCCGGCCTGCGGCAATGCGGTATATCGACGGAGTGTGCTGATCTGAAGGGCCGTCCGTGACGGCCTTTTTCTAAATGACAATTTGGGAGAAGAACTATGCAAGAAGGTCCTGTTGATCTGGCACTGCCGACCAATCCTGATACGGTGGTGAAACCAGAGCTTACCCGGCCAGTGACGCCGCAGCCCGTACCACAAGCAATGCTGATGGCATCGCCAGGACGGCTCACGGCACCGAGCCAACTTGTTATGGTACTGAATACTGACCGTGTGCAAACTCATATCATTGTGGATCGGTTCTACAATGGTATTGAAATTCAACCAGGCCAGCAAAAAGAAATCGATATGCTGGTGAGTGATATTGAGTCATTCCAGAAACTCGCGAGGCCCAATCGAGGCGTCTATACATCTGGGCACCTTATGGGGAAACCGTTACCTCAGCACCCCATTCGTATCCTCAATATACCTGAGCATCAGGTTCAGAACCATGCTGAGGAAGATGAAATTCAAAAGGCCAATGAGAATGCGGCTGCTGCCGCGATCGCTGCGGCGCAAACTGCACAATCAGAAAGGGAAGCGGAAAGCCGCGGCGGCAATCGGCGGAGGTAGCTATGGCCACCTCACAAGAGGTCAACGCGTTCAAAGCGCAGTTCATGGAGCTAGGTAGCGCCACCGATCCCCAAATTGCTGCTGCGCTTAATACCACTGCTGTTATGTTGGGGAGTGGGAGTAATTGGGCGAGCCAGGATGATTTCCAATTGGCACGCCAATATTATGCCGCGCATTTGGTCGTGATGCAGATGATGCAGATGGCCAATGCGAGCGATGGAACCGGGATGGCTGACATAATGGTAACGTCGATTAAGTTCGGCGAGCGCACCATTCAGTTTGGTCAACGCGGCTCCGCGGCTAGATTGCAGGAGGAAAACCCGGCTGATGCGACGCTGTACCAAACTCAGCAGGGCCAACTCTTCATGCAATTGCGCGATCGCAATATCATTGCGGTCATGCTGATATGAGCGAACCGCGCTGGCGCATACATCAACGGCGCGTCGACGAGGCTGTTGACATTCAATTCGGTGAGCGGGTGGAGTTCCACCCGTGGACCGGCGGAGAGAGTGTGACTGATGATTTGGTCGCTGACCCTAGCCGGCCGATACTGCGCACGGTGGCAGTGTACGTTACGCCTGGCGCTCGGGCAATGGGCGAAGGCGGAACGCTGGCGAGCGGGCTGGCTTCAAGCCTTCAAACTGGTAGAGAATGGCTCTCGATCAGTGAACAGAACTTTGGCGACCCTAGCTTGTGGGAGTCATATGATCGAGTATTTCTCCCTGACCAATTGCCCAATCAACAGTGGCACTCGATCGAAAAAATCGAACCATCAGCAACGAAACGATACAATGTGTATCTGATCCGGTTGCAGCAAGGTGCTGACCAGGTACCAACATGAGCCTATTACGTCCCATCATTCGCGGTTGTGCTGTGGGGGCACTGCGGTCCAGGACATGGGCTCAGGAAAGAGTGTATGACAGCGATCTTACGCCGCTGGCCACGGCTGTATTTGGTGGTCCTGCTAAGCCATATATTGTTGTGTATACTGACGCTGACGATATTAACCCGATTGATGGTATTGCCGAGGTCTATTCCGGCAGCAATCGAACGCTCTCGATTGCGATTGAGATTGGCGTCGCTAGTGCTGTGCGGAATACCAATGGCGACATCACAATCAAATTCGCCGCGACCGATGCGGGAATGGAATGGGCCTGTGACGTTTGCGCAGCTCAGGCTATTGCTGCACTTATCGGTGACCCGACATCGAAGTGGGGTGAGTTATTCAAGAAGCTAATCACCACTGTCCGTCGCATTCCTTCGCGCCGCGGTGGGATGTCTCAGCAAGGCGTTCGCTTCGCAGCGCGGCGCATTGTGCTACAGGTCCAGCCGCTCTGGGACTTTGTTCCTGGCATGGTACCTTCGCCGAAGCATCCTGTCTGGGATTTCATCGCTCTGGCGCGCGCTGAGCCGATCGCGAACCAAGTCGATGTTGCGACAATTGTCGAGGACTTGATGACAAAAACTAATGCGCCGGATTGGCGCATCGCGCAGGCACAGTTGGGGCTTACTCAGGATGGCATCCTCAAGCTCAATGTCGGGCCGCTACCGACCGAGACAGAAATTCCGCCATTCGATCCGATGGACACCAACGAGTATGTACCGCTGCTTACATCGATCGATGACTATGGGGAGGACGAAACTGCACCCTAAATGGTGGAGGAATATACCATGCAAAACGTCGGTCTCATTCTGCTTGTCTTCGCCTTCGTCTTTGCCTGTATTGCCGCAGCGTTCAACATCACCATTGGCCGATGGAATTTCATCGGGCTCGCACTCGCGTTCTGGATCGCCTCGGAGCTTCTTGGCGGGCTGGCACGTGTCATCCACTAGGGCAGGAGTTACCATGGGCACCGTACTCTTAGTCATCCTTATTCTAATCCTGCTGGGTGCCTTCGGTACTGGTGGCTACGGCATTGGGTACGGTGCTCATGGACTTGTTGGTACGCTGATTATCATTCTTCTTATCTTGCTGGTTCTTGGATACGTATGACGATTGGTCTTGATATAGATACCACAGACCTGCTGCGCTTTACGAGGTATATGCAGAATATTCCGAAGCGCACTAGTGCTGCTATTGCTCGTGGACTAAATACTGTTGGTGATAATATGGTCCGCGAGATGATTAAATTTCAAGCCGATCAGACTGGGCTTGATCCTAATGATCTCGCGGCCCTGGTCCAGGTGAAGAGAGCTACAGCGAGCGACCTATCATTTGAGATGGACGCTTCGGCTATCTCGACCAAGACTGATTTTTCTCGGCCATGGATTAGGCGTGACGAGAGTGATACCAGCTTCAATGATAGCACGCTGGTTAAGGTAGTGACGTCTGGCGATGAGCATGTCTGCGATAAGTGTAATGAGGTAGCAGACCATTCGCCTTGGACGCTCGCTGAAGTAAGAGCGCTGAACCCTTATGGTCCTGATTTTGGAAGTGGTACAAACCTCGTCCATCCGAATTGCCGCTGTATTACTCAGGCTTGGCAGGCGACGCGGACGTTGCCGGTCAGAGTATCGGGCACTGAAGCTCCGCCAGAACTTTTCACAATGAAGCAACTCGGAAAGGCAATCGCCGACGAGATGGAGGTTGTTCTAAAAGCGACAGACTAACATGGAGAGTATCATGGCGATCGATCCAATGCAAAAGCTCCTGTTCGATGTAGCGAAGCAGCGCATTTCAGCGGCACACAGTGACCGTCCGGGAACGGTGCATGAAATCCAAGGCAATAAGATGCGCGTCAAGATCGGCATTAAGCCGGATGGCGAGCCGCTACTGTCGCCTTGGATCCACACCAGTGATCATCGCGGCACCGAGACGCAGCAAGAGGTCTACAAGGTCGGGCAGAATGTGACGGTCGCTGCTGGGGTGGGCGGTGATTTCCGGCAGGGCAACCTAGGTCCCGCCGCTCCCAACAAGACTGCTCCCCAGCCAGCGCATGCGAGCGAAGGCAATAGCACATGGCAGCAGGGGAATAGCGCGCACACCAATAATGATGGATCGAATAATTTCATGCAGGGCGATGGCAACGATCCTGACGTCAATATGCGAAGCTCGAAAGATGGTGGCTTCTCAGGCTTCGTCAAAGCTGGCGGCGCGCACAATCGTGTCCACACCCACAAGGAAGGCGTCTGTATCTCGTGGAAGGACGACGAGAACACCATCCACGTCGACAAGGACGGGTGCTGGTGTTCGAAACCAATTTCGATCAAGAAGCCAACATGGCAGGCCGATAACAAAGCGAAGTGAAAGGAGGACTATTATGCCGAAGTCAGCACGACATCAGTATGCGGCGCGAAAGGCTGGTGCTGAGAAACCAGTCAAGACCGCATATCGAATTGTCGATCCAAATCATGTCCCTGATTTGCGCAACGAATTTGCCGGGACGAAAGTTCGCAAGCATCATCAGGACGGAAAGCAGCATCAGGTTGTTCATCTGACGCCGGCTCAAGCCAAGTTCTATCTTGATAGCGGATCGATCGAGCCTCTGCACTCATGAGTGATGTTGGCCAGATCGGCGGTCCTGGCGATCTCGGTGGGTTTCTTACGCCCACTGATCCGCAGGTCACGAGTGGCGTTGACTTCCCGGTTGTTGACAATCAGTTCTATCGGTCAGTCAATGCCATTTGGCCCGACCTTCTTGGCGGCAAGGCAGTTATTGCTCCCGCTCGAAACGGGATGAACCGTTTCACCGGTAAGCTGCTGCAAGGCTGGCCACATGTCGAACAGAGTATGGAGTTGATCTTTGCGACGCCATACCATGAGCGTGTGCTGCGCCGGTGGGTTGGATCGTTCGTACCGATGCTACTGGGCGAGAACCTTGTTAGCCGGATCGTTATGAGGTTCTATTGGGCGATTGCGACTGGCGTTGACCTGTGGGAGCCAAACTATCGCATTCGTCAGATATACTTCATGGGCGATGCGCTGAAAGGTTGGTCGTCTCCTACAGCTGTGATGACCGAGCTATCAGCGTCAGGAATGATCCGGTTAGGCCAAGCCATCTTTCGCAATGAGGGCATCTATCGTCCACGTGCGCATTTGGGAGATTTTTCGCCATTTGAACAGAAACAATCAGCGCTCGTCGGTCGTGGCGATAATCTGTGGGATGTGAAATCGACACCATGAGCACAAATCTTACATCACCTGTCCTTTCGAGGTTCCCCAAGATTAGGCCAGAATTGTTGCCTCCAATGGACGTGTTGGAGAATATTGATACTGAGAAGATCATTAAGGATCGAATGCAGCAGTTGATGATCTTCTGGCAGCAGAATGATCCTCCAAATTCTGCGCAGTATGACGTTGCTGGTCTTGAATTCGATCCGATACGGATCAATCAGGAGTTGAACGCATACTTTGAACTAATGCTGCGCGATCGCGTGAACCAAGCCTGCCGCGCTATTACGCTCGCCTATGCGACTGGATCGAACCTCGATGCGATCGGTTCGCGCTATCCTTATGGCGTGCCACGATTGGTGTATGCTGATGGTACAACAGAGAGCGATGACGACTATCGCACGCGGCTGTGGCTGTCGCCTTCGATGTTCAGCCTCAATGGCCCTGGTCAGGGGACTTTTGAGAGCTATGTATTCTGGGCGCTCTCAGCGCCGATGTTCGCTGGTGAGGTGCCTATTAAGCACGCGACCGCTGTCACCAAGCCGGGAACAGGTTATGTTTACATAACGATCATTTCTGCTCAGATCGGAAACCCAAGTTATGTTTGGCAGATATCGCCAGATCAAAATGTGTGGACATTGACGCCTGACGCGCGTCCGATGCCGACGAATAATCAGATCAAAGCGGTGTATGAGTTCATCACGCAGCCGGGCACTGCGCGTAAGGGCTTGACTGATGTTATCGTGGTGCAGGCTCCGCGTCCGGTTTTCACAACGATCAATATTGACATCTGGTTATTTCCTGGTGTCGATAAAGTAACCCTGATGGGAGATGCGGCGAAAGCGATTGGTGACCTCGTGGAGGCAATGCGATGGATCGGCGCTGATCTTACGTTGTTGTCGATCGATGGAGCGCTTACGCAGGCTGGTATTTATAATCGCACCATCTATTCTCCAACCGCTGATTTGAGCGTTGATCAGACTGGTGTTGTTGTGATCAGCTCAGTCCAGTTGCGCTATCGCGGAACTGGAGAATAAGCCATGGCTGTTTTTCGTGGCTGGACCAGCGGAAATTCGATTGATGGTAGAGATATTGTCCTCGACCTGACGCAGATTGCTGGTCTTGCGAAGAACGATGTTGTTTTTGTTTTCATTGCTAATGTAGGTCCATCATCACTGGTCACCGCTGGTGATGGTACCTGGACTAATCTTGGTATTATCACTGATAATAGTGCCATACGCAGTATGAATGCGGCATGGAAAGCAATGGGCACGACGCCTGATACGAGCGTCGCAATAGCTGGCTCAGGAAGTGGTCCCGGTAGCAGTGTTGATGCGTACAGTGCCATTGCGGTAGCGTTCTCAGACTGTAATGTGCAGCCTACTCCTGATCTATTTTGTTCTGGTGGACCCGTATCGGTTATTGGAGGCGGGGTTCCTACTCCGCCAGCGACAACTCCAAATGTTCCTAATGCCTTAATCCTGGTCGCTGCGATCGGTCCATTTGATCCCACAGTTGGTACTCAAACAAATTATACCCAGGTTGGTCAGATAGACACCAACAGTGGCTCTTATTCTCAAACGCTTGCGGTTGCTTATAGAGTATTATCAGGTGGTACGGGAGTAGCACAAAGCCCACCGCCATGGAGCGCTTGGACGGGTGGCAATTATATCGCTTTTACATTACCAGTTAAGCCAACGACCGTGGTGGCTACTGCTACCGGCAAGACAGTTGGCTCTCCGGTCATTGGCGCTCCCGCGCTGACGAGTGGGACAATTCATTATCGCAGTTCAGCGGTGGCATCCGCTACTGCGTACCCTGCATCGATGACGCTTAGCTTCGCAGGAATGAACCTGCAGCCGAATGATATTGTTGCTCTAATTGTTGCAGCAGGCATCAATGGTGTCTTTAGTCCAGCCCCATCGTCGCCGGGATGGATAGACAGCGGCCAGGGCTATAAGTCGACTGGCAATCTTGTCGGGCAATGCTTCTATAAGCGCATGGGAGCAACGCCAGATACCAGCGTTGTGATCACTGGCAATCAAAGCTCGTGTTATTCGCTCGTCGCCTATGCCATTGCCTTCTCCGGCATCGCCACGTCGAACGAATTGGCAGCAGCTACGACTGTTTCTGTAGTCTCCGCGTCTGGTGCACCTAACGCTCCTGCGATCACACCATCGAAGAATGGATCATTGATCCTCGTCGGTGCGTGCGCGGCGATGAGCGGTGCTCCTGGTACGGTCGCTGGATATACTTCGCCAACGCCAACTTCGGTTAGCACATCCTACAGCGCCCATTCAGCGCAGGCTTCGCCGGTCTATTTGATCCTGCCGGATAATGCAGGTTCTGGCGTTGCGCAGGACCCAGCAGCATTTGCTGCTGGTGCAAGTCCTTCAAGCAATGCAACATTCACGATGGCATTTGCGCCGGCAGTTTCGGTGGTTAATGCGCTGACGCCTTCTGGTCTAGCGGTCGGTTCGCCAGGTATTGATACTCCAATCTTTGCATTAACAATTATAACGATGCCTGGTGGCTCTGATCTCGATATTGATGTTGGTTCATTCGTCTATACTGTTCCGGCATTTGGTCAAGTTCATAGTCTTGTAACAGCTGGAATAACAACAGGCTCCCCTGGGATTGGTGCGCCTGTATTGAGCAAGGCTCTTACTCCTGTAGCATTGACAGTTGGTAGCCCTGCCTTCACCAATCCTATGGCGGAGGCATCACTGTTCGGCGGTGGCCTAACACTAGGCTCGCCGCAGTTCTCTTTCGCTGTGTTGGTGCAGTCTCAGGCTATTCCGCCGATCGGACTAACGGTTGGTCCGCTGGGATTGCCTTCTCTTTCGACTATTTCAAAAGTCACATTGGTGCCTGTTGGCATCTCTACTTCACCGTTGGGATTGGCCGCAGGATCACTCGTTGGTCTGCTCGATCCAGTATCATTAGCGCCTAGCTCTCCAGTTTTTGGCGCGCCGAGTATTGCGCAGAAGCAGGTGTTGGGTGGTGGTCTCGCGGTAAGCTCGCCTGATCTCCTGGCTCCGACAGTATATCAGGTCCATGGCCTAACTGCCGCTGATCTTGTGCCGGCATCATGGCGCTATGGCCTAGCGTCCACGCTCCCGCAGATACCGCTGGGTGCGGATGAATTTGATGTTGGTTCGCCTAGCATTGATGTACCGATCCCAAATACTAATCATAATTTCTCAACAGCAGGCATCACAGTAGGATCGCCGAGCTTAGTAACGTTACCATTCAATCAGATACAAGCATTTGCACCGCCAAACTTTAGCACGGCTCCGCTGCAGTTCATTCCGTCGCAAGTGTCGATGCCTCTTAACAATAAGGCGCCGAGCGATAATGGGCAATGGCTGATACCTCCTGGATCGCCATATTCACTAGTATCAGATTTAATGCATAGTTATACGATCGCTGCTGATGGTACGATTTGGCGCGATGGAGTTCTAACACAGCCTGATGTTATTGCTGTTGGTATTGAAAAAGCAACATCAGCAACACAGTTAGGAGATTTGTCGATTGCGCCTATGCTTTGGGCGTGGGGATCATTTGGCTGGGCTTATTATATGGCAGGTGTGTGGGTCTATTCACCACCACCAAATCTATCATTCCCTTCAACTATTCTGACGGTTGGCTCGCCGGCAATCGGTGTGCCAGCGTCGAAACAAATTCATAATATCAGCGTGGTAGGGCTTACAGTCGGATCGCCGCAGATCGGCTCGACCACATTCCATGCTGAGAGCGCACCTGGAAGCTATATCATTTGGCAGTCATATGCTAAGCTCTACGATTACAATAACAACGTCTGGACGTTCGGTCTGGTCAATCCGCAGAATGCCAGCGAAGCGCAAGTGCTTCGAAATGGCGTTGCTCCTTACAATATGGTTATTTATGCTTCTGTAATTCAGATTGGCGCGCCGGATTTTGCTTATAGTAATAATGGGGTTGCTGGAACAGCCCCATCTACAGGATGGGTGCGCACTGCGCATAACCAGTGGTGGTTCGACAATGGCGGCACCGCGATGGTGCCGTGGCCGGCGGCGCCTAACTTTACGATGGTGCCGGCAGGGATCACTACGGCTCGCCCGCAAATAGGGACTGGCCCGACATTAACCCGGCACGATGCGCTAGGGTTCACTGTTGGCTCGCCGGATATCGGGACGGCTACTGATCTCACTACGGCTCCGCGGATTTTCACGTATGTCTTTTTGCCAGCACCGATCGGCATCAATCTTGGTCCTGGCAATATCGTGGTGGCTTGGCCAGAAGCTGGCGAGATCAATCATCTCGTCG